CCATCTGGAGAGAAAGGAAAGGCGTATTTGTTTGATATAAATGCAGAGGATGGAATAGCTTGTCAGGACTATAGGAAAGTGTATGATTTACGTGAGGGTTTAGCAAAGAAGGGTATACGTAAAGTTAGTATTTGGACAGATTGTTTGAAGGATGAACGAAGAACCTTGGCGAAAATTGAAACAGGAAAGACTAGAGCATTTATGTTACCCCCAGCGGATTTTGTACAACTATGTAGGAAGTATTTTATGATGTTTTGTACTACTTTTTATGACAACAGAGTAGAGAGTTTTTCTGCTGTGGGAATAGACCCCTATAGTTTTGAGTGGACTAGAATAGTTAGAAAATTAAGAAAGAAAAGCAATTTGGCCTTTGCAGGAGATTTCCATTCTTTTGATGGAATATTTGATCCAGAATTTTTGTGGAGAATAGTGAAGATTGTGAATGCATGGTATAGAAAGTATGATGCTACTTGGAAAGAAGAAGATGATGTTGTGAGAGATGTGTTAGCAGAAGAGATGATACATACTATACACATATGTGTGAATGGTATTTATGAAAAGCATCAGGGAAATCCTTCGGGAAATCCCTTGACTGTTATTGTGAATACATTTGCACATTATGTGTATATTTTGTTGTCATGGCTTGGTTTAGCGCGTAGTAAGTCACCAGAGAATCTGAGCATTCATGCATTCTTGAAACAAGTGGAAGCATTGTTTTACGGAGATGATGGATTGTATACTGTTAGGAAGGAGGCTTCTGAATGGTTTAATTGCAAAAATGTGTCAGAGTATTTACGTACGTTTGGCATAGAATATACTGACGAGGCAAAGTCAGGAGAATTATATGGGGTGAAATATTTGAATGAATGTACGTTTTTGAAGAACGGTTTTGTTAAGATGAAAGGTACAAATATTTGGTTAGCCCCAATAGCTCAGGATACCATCTATGAGCTAACAAACTGGGTAAGGAAAAGCGAGGACCCAGTGGCACAGATGAGAGATAATTTGGCAGATGTGTTTAGTTTCGCTTTTCATCACGGAGAGGAATTCTTTAGTAAGTTGTTGGTTAACGTGAATGAAGCATTGGAGGGTCGCGGACTAAGAGGTTTTGTGGATTCATATGAATTGGAGAAAGAAAGGTTCTTGTCAAAGTGTCTAAATTGAAAATTACTCCCCGGGGACATCATCCCCAATGTTAATTACACACCGATTAATTATGCGTATATTATTAAAATAAGTAACTTCATAACTACAGTAATAATAACACCTTAATTTCAGTTAATTAAAAACTCTAAAAAAAAAAAAAAAAAAAAAACCGGAAGA